GATCCGTCGCCAGTAGCGCCGTAAATGGCGTCCATAACATTAAACACGCGTATCATGTTCTTAACAGTTGGTGATGATGACGTACCTTCTAAGTCTCCAGCTAACTGTACTTTACCCTTGATCAGCGTCGTCGCATCCGCCACTGAACTCGTTGAGAATTGTGCGAATATAATCGCAGTAGTACCCAACGTAAATGGTCCAGCGCCACTCACGACCCAACCGCCATTGGCGTTAACTGTGCCCGCTGTAACAAGCGTGAAAGCACCCCGTATCTCGCTGGATGCGTTCATGTCGTCGGCACGAGTAAGGACAAACGGTGAGCCGGCATCACCCTCATCGGTGACGACGTAGATACCATTCTTGAGGGCGCTAACCTCATCTTTTATAAGCACTCGGTCGGCGGGAGCCACCGTTACGCCGTCAATTACGAGTGCGCCGTTGCCGGTTGCGGTAATAACCCCTGCCACGTATGTGTTCGTCGCCAGGGCTGCGGCAGTAGCCGCTGCGACAGATGCTTTGACGCTTAATCCTTGAGCCAATGCCTCGACATAGAATTTGGTAGCCGCATCCTGGTCCGCTACGGGATTTGCTACATTCGTGAGGCGTTGTGACGCCATATTCACAGAAGTCGACGGAGTCGCCATTTCGTTAAGACGATTCGTCCGTACCGCCGTGTTGAAATTGGCGAATGTTTTATCACCCCTCAGATAGTCAACCGAGGTAGTCGGAGCCAGTAAGGGCTCGACATCTGTGCCGATTTCAACACCTAGGTTAGCTCTGGCGGTCGTGGTATTGGACAGATCGGAGAGGTTGGAGGTTTTGGTCAGTTTGGTATTTAATGCTGTCTGAAGGTCAGTTTGGTTGCCAATGGTGCCAGTAATACCCCCCCACACACCAGTACCATCCCCACCGCCACTGTCGATGCCGTCGGCACCAGGAGGCCCCTGAGGACCAGTTGCTGCTACGGTACCCACAGCTGTAATTTGCTGAGGGCCAGCTATACCATTAACGACAATAGTGCCATCAGCGGCTACTCCAACAACACGGATCGTCGTACTAGGCACTTATTCGTTTCCTACCTGGCGATTAGACGGGTGGCCTTTGACGACAAACTCGCCGTACACGCTCGGTGGCTCGGCTAAACCATCCGCTGTTTCAATGATGAAGTCGTAGTGATACTTGCCCGGATCGATGTAGGTATCGGCGTCATCTAGGGTAAACCCACTAATTCCCCCAGCAGCATCAGTGTGATCGACCGGTAGTACAGTTTTTTTGATTACTGCAGAGGTATCGGTGGCATTGGAGTCATAAACCGGCTGTTTAACCGTGAAGTACAGCGTTTTACCTGTCAAAGCTACAGCTGCACCAGTACTGTCGACGTGATTGTAGACTACTGGGTAAGTGGTGCCTCGGAAGATTTCAATTTTGTTAGCCATTTGTTGATTCCTTTGCGGTGAAGGTTAGTCCACTACGCGCCAGATACTCCTGTTGGTTATGCTGGTATTACGCGCGCGCCTTCTGTAATGCTAATATAGTCAGCTATGTAATGAATTTTACCAGTGTCAATGCTATGAGTAGCAGTGGTAGCGAAGATGGCCTGACCATCGAAGTAAGGTTTTATCGGCGTCTTGGCGAGAGCCGTTCCCCGAGCTACATAACCCGTGCTATCAATCCCGCCACCAGCGGTGAGGGCTGTGCCAGTCAGGATCGTTATCAGATCATTGGTTGAGCCCGTCTTACCATGCACCAGGGTTCCGCCCGTACCGGTGGGAGTAGTTTCGACAATTCCCCGCAAGCTGACTAAGCAAGCCCCTGAGACGGTAAACAGGGGAACCTTACCATCAGATCCACCGGTTAAGGGAGTGGCTGCCATGGCCGTTACAAGATCACTACCATCATTACCCGAGAAGTCAGTAATATCTACCAGGGCTGCCGCCGCGGTATCGGCTTCAATGGCCGTCTTAACATCGCTAGCAATTGACTCAATCGCGCCAGCATCGACACCACGGATCAGCGTACCGCTGCCATTAACCGTAATATGGGTAGCATTCTCGCTAAACAAGATGGCATTACCAGCAGCGCCGGCCGTCTTCGCCTCAAACAACTGCGTAGTGTTGGTATTGGTCGTGGCGTCAACAGTAGCGTTAGCAACAGTACCCGTGCCATAGGCGGTACCAGCTCCAGCGGTCGCGTTAACCGCTGACTTGACGTTATCGAGAGTAGTGGCTGCATCTGCCCCAATCTTCACCTCATTGGCCGCTGGCGTCAGAGTCGACTTAAGTGTGTACGTCGTTGCTCCAACCACAAACGTGCCACCATCCGCCGGATTAGTGGCATCGCTGGTCATCGTCCCCTGAGCCTTGTCGGCCGTTCCGGTCGTGCCTAAATCGACAATAATGGCATTACCGTTGGTATGGACGCCAATCGTCCGTCCAGCTTCCCCAGGATCGCGATACTGTACGGTAATAAGGTTACCAGCCGTCCCCGCTGTATCGGCGGTGAACGTCATGTCGTTGTTGGCCCCACCGAGCGTAGTGGTCATGGCAGCTTTGGTGGACAACTTACCACTGGTGATGCCACCGTCAAAGGTTATGGTCTTCACCACTCCGGCAGGGCGAACACCAGCTTGGATTTCTTCTAGTTCAACGCGGGAAAAGTAGGTCATTAACATTTCCCTTTCATCTTGTGGGCAGTCTTAGAATGAGTTTTACCGGATCCTGGCATTCCAGACTGGGGAAGGTTGGGCATAGGCATACCGGCCATCGGGACCATCTGAGTACGCTTGCTAGCTTGTTTATTCTTCATGTAGGCGGCGAGCCCTGGATTCATCGACATAATTGTTCCTTAATAACGCCTTTTAGCCAGTCCAGGCAACACATCTGGATAGCTGGCTAAAGGCGCTGTTAGTTAAGCGGCCAGAGCGGCGGTGCCACAGATGGCGTCTACGACCCATCCACCAGTCCCTGAGGTAAGCTTCACCCAGCTGCCGGCTGGTTGGTTGGTGAAGACCAACGCCTTGTTAGCGGTGGTAGCCGTTGAACCGTTGCCAATGATGTAATCACTGGCGTTCGGAGCAATGGTGAGAGTGATACCGTACGCACCCACCCGAATGGTGTAGCTACGCAAGGCAGCCGTAGCTGGAAGGGTCACCGTTAGGGTTGCCGTAGCGTTTTGAACCACGCCACAATCACCAGCATCCAGAGTCTTCGCTGTCGTCACCGCCTCATATTCGCGGTGGCCCATACCCTCTAAGTTAATGGTAGCCATTATTCGTTACCCTTTCCGGCGCGAGGCATGCCCAGCGTCTTTTTACCTTGGGCCAAGATCTCCGCCGGGGTGATACCACGGGCCTTCGCAGCTTCGAAGTCTTGACGTTCTTTCTGAGTCTGGAGGTGCTGGATGGCCGCGCGAGCCGCGTCAACCTTTACTTCCTTGAGCCATGAGGTACCCTTCGGCTTCGGAACGCCGTGGACCTCTAATTTTCGTTCTGTATCTGGCGTAGAAACAGCCATAATAGTTCTCCTGTTAATTACGCGACAGCGTGGATGCCGATCGAGTAGATGCGGTTGATGTCAGTGAAGCAGTCGTAGCGGTGGCGGTACTCAAGCAAATCACCAGAGATACCAGGCGGGTTCGAGTGCAAGGTGTAGTCAATCAGCTTCTCAGGGGCAGTCGTCGCCGACGGGTGAGAGATAAGCAGGTCAACCGCACCAGAAGTGGTGGGCATACGACTAGACGGGACAACCACGATCTTGTTGTTGTCGACCGTCCCCAGGTCACCTGAGTGGCGGATGGCTTGACCCATGTCGGATGCTAGCACCATGCCGGATTGCTTAAGGTAGTTGTAATACCCGGCAGTCATGGCAGCAACACGTCCCTCTTCCGGCGCTTCGTTGTCGGTGATGTCAGCGCCAATAGCAGTCAGGTTGGTCCAGGCATTAGACGCGGATGTCGCAGCGTCGGCGACGATGTCGTCACGGTTGTAGACAGCGGCGGTGGTTGCAATGGACTGGAAGATGTAGGTGTCAATTTCCGGCACGAGCACGTTCTTGGTCGCTTGGGCAAGGTAAGAACCCGGCTTACGCAACATCTTGGCGTCTTGCTGGTTCTTTTTGTCCATCGTCTTGGTCCACGAACGGTCACGGGTTAGCGTCCAGGTTTGCTGAGTGTCTTCCACTTCACTGGCGTTGCCATAACGGTTGGCAGCCGCATTAGGATCGTAGTTACCGATGGTCGGGTCAGAGAGGGTACTAACGATAATTGCGTTATTGCCGTCCCACGACCAATCCTGGTTGGTAAATTCTTTACTTTTGCGTTTGGCCTTAACAAGATCAGATGTCTTGCTTTGGAACTCGGTAGCAAGGTTAATAGCCACTTAATTGTTCTTTCCGACTCTAGCGCGCAGCTTCCTCGTCGAATCCCTCCATCATTTGAGCAATGGCGGTCTTCTTGGCTTCTTTCGGAGCACGATTAGGCGGAGTAAGGGTTTTGGATTTCTCCTTCTCCTTACTGGTCGTCTGCTTGCGTGCGCCGATGCTCATAAGCTCGGCAATAGAGTCTGCTTCAGTTTGTAAATGTGAGTACAAATCTCCGCGTACATCCACCGGTTCGCCGTACTTGTCCACTGTGACCGAAGCAGCCTGGAATAAATCAAGGGCTCGGTTGACCTTAGCCTGAATAGCTGGATCGGGATTGTTCAGGATATCGAAATCCTTTAAAGCCCGTTGGTAGGCACTGGTCAAAGTGTTTTGATTAGCGGTGACTTTGTTGGTGTAAGCATCAACTTGTAATTGTCGGACGGCTAGGTCTTTGGGATCGTCTGGATCAGCGGCGGCGATGTAGTCGTCCTGGTCCTTCTTCCGTGAAAGTTCCTTAGCTTGCTTCTCTTGGAGTCGTTTCTCAGCCTGCTCTCTATTGAAGGCTTTGGTCTTCTCCTCATCCGACTTGGCGTCTTTAGCTGCCGGCTTTTCAACTTTGGTCTTTTCGACCCCAGTCTCCTTGTCGTCATCTTCAGACTTAGCCTCTTCGTCGTTCGTTTCTTCCTCAGATGCCTCTTCGGGTTCATCGTCTGACTTATGCTCGAATGATATCTCTGTGTCCTCTAGAGCAGACTCAGCACCATCATCATCAGATTCGGCTTCTAGCTCTTCCGCTTTGGGTAGCTCCTCATAAAAATTCATGTACTTAGAGCCGTGCGGATATGCCATTGTTTCTCCTTAGTTGTCTACCCATTAAGTGGGCGAGTCTCTGCTCGTAAGGTAAGCGACACCGCGATAAAGGGATATCTTAGACGTAGCATAACAACTAAACCATCAAGAGCACAAGCTTTTAATGGAGAAAATGACGATGACTAGGGTGCCCAGCACCCTCGCATGACAGCACGATACCACGCTTGACAAAGTGATGTTTTACCTTGGGTAGATTGTCTAAGTCCAGCGTGAACTCCGCCTCACGCTCTAGCTTGTCGCGTATCTCATCCTTCGTTAAACTGGATTGCTCAGCCTCTATCTCTGCTCGTCGTTCGGCGTGGCCCACGTTTCCTCCGATTTGCTGTGATCCCGCAATATATTGCTCAGCTCAATTTGCACTTCAATGAGACTAGCGACGGCTAGCTTGCGAGCTCTACGCTCTACCCGAAATTGCACGTCGCTCATCTTCTCTTCATCAACATACGGACCATACATCAGCTTAGTCACCTGCTTTTGAATGGTGTCGCGCACAATCTCACCCGCTGGCAATAGTTGCTCACGCTTTTGCTTCTTTTCTTCGGCGACCGCCTTCTTCTTAGCAAAGCTGGCACTTGAAGCGGCCGTGTATAAAAGACTGTCATTGCGGGTCATGCCGCCACCTTCGGTTTCTGCTTAGCTTTTAGTTTCTCCATCTCCATGGGATCGGGGGTATTATGTTCGCGTACGATATCCATGCTTTGCGCATGTTGAGCGGTTGCCTCAGCCTGTGCCTGTTGCTGAGCCTTAATAACAGCATCTTCCTGAACGGGTGACAGCATGATGGATGGGGTATAGCCGGCACGCTGCTCTTTCTGACGTTTGATATCTTCTGGAGCGTCCTTATAGGGCACTTGCTGTTCTTCGGTCAGCTTATCTTTAAGGTCTTGATTTTCTTTCTGCAAATCTTGCATAGCCTGGGCCTGTTCCTGCATTTGTTGGGCTTGAACTTGCGCCTGGTCAATTGGCTGACCGTCAGGACCAAGTTCATCGGGAGTCGCATCAGTGATAATCTTGTCGTTATCAGTGGTGAGGCTAACGATTTCCGCCATGAGCTCACCGGTATCTAGTTGTTTCTTGCCAAGCATGATAGGCTTGCCACTTTGCAAGAGAGGGGCAGTATTGGGGTTAGAAATAAACTCAGCCACCTTGGTTAGACCTTCTAGCTTCTGTTCATCAGCGGTCTTTTGGTCCTTCTCCGGGTCGACTTCAAAATCAAACTTACCACGAACCGTATCCCAAACAATTTCAAGCTCGTTAGTGTCTTCAGGGAACTGCAAGCCGCCCTTAACAAGGAGTTCTTTCTCATCATCAGTTAGTTTGAGTAGGTCAGAACCTTCCATGTTGGCGAAGTGGGTGTTAATCATCGACTTAGCGACGGCCGCGTACGTGATATACAGGTTGTCCTTGAAGTCTTCGTCATCAATCGACAAGTCGGCCGCTTGAAACTTGACCCCCACCGGCGTTTTGGAGTAGTTGGGATCGCCTGATCCAGCCTGAATAGACGTATCACCAGTGGGGATAAGCTGGTTAAGCGATGTCTTATACATGCTCATACGCTCAGGAAGACCCCGGTACGTCTCAGTATTGACCTGAACTGGCTCAACCGTCGCATTACCGGTAAACCACTGGGCACGTTGGGCAAAGACTAATGAATCAAGGTCTACACTATCAGCATTGCCGTTGATGTTGAGTGGCGGCTGGAGTCCTAATTGTGTGGCGAGTACGTCAGCCTGGCGCATGTAGTCAAGAACGTTCTGTGTCCCTCCAGCCAGCTTAACAATGCCGATGCCATAGGGATTAATGAGATTCTGGTAGCAATAGAGGAAATGAATGCAGGAGTCGCCGCTCGGATCGGGGTTAGACCACTCACGCACGGTCTTATCGGTCTTGGAATAGTACATGTAAAAGGGTGATTCAACACCGCGTTGAACGGCGATACAGAATTTATACCCTTGAGGCTTCTGTTTGCCCTGTTGCTGAAGAGGCGTATCCTGACCATCACGCTCCTCGGTCTGTTTAGCGGCGAGGATAGCCTCTAACGCCGGAATATCCCACTTGTTATAACCATCGCCCTCACCGTCACTACTCTTCTCTTCCTTGGCCTGCTCAATCATGTTCTCGAGCTGTAGTTTTGAATAAAATACATCCCAAAACATGACGTCCGAGTCGTAGTCACTAACCTTACCCGGCTCAAGCGTCACGTCTTGGGGTTGAGCCACGATAAAGTCAGCATGCCTTCGGCCATCTTTTTCGACAAAGAGCGTGATAATTGGCACTGATCCATAGATTGCGGCCTTACGCACTGCATCCTTCCATTTACGCGTGAAGGGTGCCTGAGTATTGGCAAAGGGGATGATGTGCTTACGCCACACAATGTTGGCCAAGTCTCCCACCCATGCCTGATCACTATCGGAGGTGACCGTACCACTGAGTTTGCTCGAGACGATACGCTTAGGAAGCTTGAACAGTGCGGCCGCCAGTGATCCATCGTTGACCTCGGGTAGATTCTCGTCCATACCCTCCATGAGATCATTGTCGGCGAGGCGCTCGAAAGCGGGGTAGTTCTCTCTCCAAACGTGACCCTCGGTCTTTGAATCGGTGTATAGCTGTTTGAGATCGTCTTTACCGATAAAAGCCACGTGATAGTCCTTGTGTTACGTATTACTATAGCTGCTATGCCAAAATAGCGCTATCTCTCCTAGCTGTAGCATATGCGTTGGCCGCCAAGTCAGGAGTATCAAAGTGCCCTAGATGTGTCTTATGACCCTCAATACGGATCTGGGCATACCACTTATTGTTCTTAGGATTAAAGCTTACCCCTAGTAAGCCTGTTGTATTATTGCTAAAGAGACGGCGGTTCTGCACCTGCACATCACGAGTAGCCCACCTGCAATTTGATGATTCATAGTTGCCGTCCGTATCTCTTCTATCTAAAGTGTGGCCGGGAGAGGGCTTATTTCCCATATCCTTAACAAAATTCATAAATCCATCGATACCTCGCCAACGATCACACACAGTAATTCCACGACCGCCGTAATTAGCGTATGCCTTACCTCGCGTGTAGTAGCATCTCTGAAGCATACCAGCGTAAGTTGAATACAACGGATGTTTCGTTTGACCCACAACTTTATACGTTAATTTTTTAGCATCTCCATGTCGTTTTTGACGCATATAATGAACGCCGCATAGACCTTTAGCATTCACAAACCTCAAGCAATCCGGCTCTGTACACACGCTTCTCATTCTTCATCCTCTGGTGGAAAGTTTTCTGGGTCCTTAACTACCACATCCATCGCATTAAGCGGGGTGATAAATAACCGGTCCTTACTTTTGTACGCCGGCATCATCTCAGGGTTTGGATCCTGATCCATGTACTGTTCAGCCGTCATAATGAGCACGTTCGGCAATGGCGACATGATGATACCCTGGGTGTCTTTGACGGCGTTGAAGATAGCTTGCTTGAGCTCTTCGCCACGTTCACGTAGGTCTGATACGTCGAGTTCGTTACGACCACTAAATGATGCGTAGTTAGTTTTAGACATGGAGTTTTAACCTTTCTTGCGTGTTATTACGATGCGTTCGCTTAATTGGTGGATGCTCTGTTTGATACATCTGCCATACTCCGGCACAAGCCATCACAGCATCGTCATGCGTGTTGGGCGCCGCTTCGGGCTTACCACTCTTGTTAACGATAAATGTCTGATGGTGATCTAGTGTTTCCTTATCGTATATCACCACTTGCTTGGCGTTAAAAGCCGTCAGCCAATCGCCAAGCATTCCCGGACGAGTCGATGCGTTTGTATCCCATCCCAGCCGATCCGTTCGTTCCTCACCATCTAACGTACCACTAGATTTTGCGACATAGAGATTATAATCTCCAGACAGGTTAGAGGTCATTAAGTCATGCATAGCACTAATACCGCCGTTTTGTCGCTCAAGTGCGACCATCGGGGGGACCCCGGTGAGCTTCTTAATCCACCGTAATGCTTGAACTAAATGAGGTGTCATCTCGGCCGCTACGCCATGCATAGACAACACTAAGGGGATATCAAGATTACGAGTGGAGAGGAATTGTACAAAGTTCTTGTCATCACCACCTTGAGCTGTATCACCAAACACGACGAAGAACTCACCTTGTTGTATCTTGCGGTAAAGCCTGAAGCTCATGCCGGCACCTCCAGGGCTGATAAATACACCGCTTCACTCAATGGCTTCCTAATATGGGTATTGTGGTATATCAGAGCGTCAGCATCAAAGAAGGGCCTGCCGCCGTATAAGAATGCCTCGTAATCGTATGTCGGATACTCACGTAGTTCTTCCTTATCCTCAAGCCCCTTGGTCTGCATGTAATGCCAATAGCATTGATCCGCTGTTGCAAGTCCCGCTTGATACAACTGCTGGTAATAGGTTGGTACTTGCCAGTCTTTAGGGGCTTTCTGGTGATATTGTTTAAACGTATACCAGGCCATGAAACGACTCTTAAACAGAGATAAGCCATCTTTACCTGATTGATACTCCTCGGCAAAGTAATCCCCGGCTAGATTGCCAGTAGACTCGCGGAATATCTTCCCGTAGTTTTGAGGCACCTGCTTCTCGGCTCCCACCACAAGCTTCTTAGCGTTCATAATCTCGGTGTTGGGGTAGAAGGCAATCTCTGACCAGTGAATATTCTGTTTCGTACCACCACGGCCTGACACCTTAGCGCTAGCCGTCTGAGCATGATACTGGGCGCCACGCTTACGGCCAATCAGCTCTCCCCCGTTGTCCACTTTGAGGAAGGCCTTACGTAGCTTCAGCACGTCACTCGGGTTATCCTCCATGTCACGGATTGTCCCACCCTGGGACTTGATCAGCCACGAGTCGAGGAATAGGTTAAACCGGGCAATATGGGCATCAGTCTCAGAGTCTTTGTGTGAGTAGATGTCGGAGTCAATAATGGGGATTTCACCTAGCTCCGACATGATGAAGTCAGCGGTAAATAGTCCCTCTATCACACTAGATATGCCGAACTGGCGGCCCTTTAGAATGTTCTCGCGTATACCCTGCATCTCGGGGTAGTCAGTCTCTAGCGTCTTATAATAATCATCCTGAACATCATTGAACTTAAACGGTACGAGCTCGCCATACTTATTTTTAATGGCAAAACAATCTTCAATGAATGGCTTGTAATCAAGAACAATCACTCTTTGCCTTTAACATAATTTTGGGTACCAAAGTTAAAGTTGACAACTGAACCCTTGCCCTCATCATTGTTGGCGGTAGCACCCATAAGGGTGAGTGCCTTCCATGAAGCGTTAAGACGTACCGAGTGATCCGGTAGTGCCTTCATTTCGCCCTTGATCTCTTGCAGCTTCATAGCCTTCATTCCATCGGCTATGGGTTTTGTGATCAAGTCAATCGTCAAGCCATGCTCCTCAAGAGCCTTTTGCACCGCTTCTTTTATTGAAGGTTTTTGTAAGTTCTCTGTGGCTATCGCATGTGCCGTTGCCAAATTGTTAGCATCATAAGCTGCCATAGCCGCATGACTACCATTGCCATCAGTCTTGATGTACTCGTCAACAAACTTCGTTTGCTTAATAGTAAGTGGACGCTTCTTCTTTAACTTAGGGTCTGCAATAGGCATAAGTTATCCCCTATGCAATCTGAGTTCTATCATTCCACTATCTTTGTAGTTTGTCTAGAGATAACCACTCCACTTAGCAGAGCGCGGCCCTTGTCAGTTATTTCATAGTCTCCCCGACAACCACAAGAACAACCCGTAATTAACCCTTGCTTATCCAAGCTACGCATCTTTGATAATCGCAACTTTTTAGGTATATCCGGCATGAAGGCATTGTCCATAGCCGAGGGGCCACCCTCCTCAAACCACATACACCAGTGGCCCCTAGCGCACGCTTCAGGAAAATGAGCCCACAATCCACAGTAACTATACTCGTGCGGCGAATTAAACTCGTTCAAGTGGGCAAGTATTGGCATAGTGGGAACATCGATTGTCTTCATTCACTCACCCCCTCCTTACCCTTAATAGCCTTGTAAACCTGCTTCACGTCAATCACTTCCTTAACGAACTGGAAGTTTCCGTTATCTGCTAGTATCACATATTCCTTAAGCTGTTGAAACTTACGGTTAGCACTGGGGTCTCGTGGGTCGGGTAGTCCATTCATGCGCGTAATACCAGCTACCTCCATATCGTAGAGTTTGCCGTCTATGCTTAGTTTAATGATACTCTGACGAGGTAGGCCATCTAGGACTGCTTTGAGGAGACCGACTGAAGTGTTCATATATGCTCACCCAAGTATTGTATAAGAATAGCTTGGGGAGTCATCGGGTCAGCCATGCCAGGAACCATCCAAGCAATGTTGGACGATAAGTGCTTCTAATAATCTTGATCGTCGCAACTGGCTGATCATAGACGTCATAGATTTTACGCCAGTCATTCATAGTCTCAGCCTCTTTACGTTCGCTTCTAGTTCATCAATAAAATCGTTATATGGGTCAGCATAGTGGCCATTGTAGTGGGTGGTTTCGCCGTCGTCGGGATATTCTTCTTGCCGTTCCGGGGTTGCTTCTTTAATTACATCACGGATGAGCTGTTTAACCTCTGGAATATGGTCCTTAATAGACTTCTTATTTTCCTCCATATAGCTCTCAGGATACTCATGCATGGGGAAATAGTTCTCACCCTGACTCTCTAGTATCTCTTCTATTCGTTTATTGATGTCTATATTCATTGGGGTACTCACTCAGCACTCCTCGACTTAAGCAACCGTCCAGCATTGGGATACGCCAACGGATGATTAGGGTTAATACATGATCCACTCGGGTGATCCGGTAGGTTAGAACCATAGCAGGCCAAACCTTCGGGGTGAGGCACGAGTGAGTGATAGTAAAACTTAACCAGAAGTTTCTTTTTAGCGGGGCGTATGCCGTCTAGTACTTTCACTTACTCTTCCCCTTCGGCAGAGGCTTGCTATTAAACTTCAATTGGCACCTTCTCTCTATTAATAAAATAGCTGTTGCACGTTTTGCAATCACATTCTAAGCTAGCGTTCCTAGCATTGGCTTGGAGGAACGCTAGCTCCTTCTCGCTCAACTCATACCATTCTCCACGCACATGATTATCCTTAAAGGCCCGATGAACAAACTTCTCAAACACGAGAGCATCACGCATAAGATACGTCTCCGCTACTAAATTCCTGTGATTGCCCGTCCTAAGCATACTCAGACGAGACCCAACGTTAGACGTAAACCCAAGCTTGAATATCCACAAGTCATCATCCTGCGCTGTAACTATATAAAAGTGAGTCACTTGCAACCCTTCTTGCATAAGCCTTTTGCAGCACCATGCTCACAAAAAGATACGTTACGCCTCGACATTCTAGTCTCGGTTATACGCTCACTACCGGTTGCATGTTTGAGCAACGCGGTATTCACAAATTCCGACTTGGATTCTAACTCTCTCCAGGTCTCCTCATTCTCTTTACGAATCCAAATATCACTCCTCATGTGTACAGTGTAGGGTATGTATGTGTAGCCGTCAAGAATAAATAATCTTGTTGACAGGCATGTGTAGTGTGTAGTATAGTCCTAGATATTAACAGGGGATAACACCGGTATGAATTTTAAACTGATGCGCACTCGCTATCAGGTAATCCATATGAATTTCTCGGAAGAATTCCCCGATCCTGCCCGTAGCGAAAGCAAAATCATAGCTGTAGATTGGTTATCAGACCCTGGTTATGTTTGGATAACATATATTATAGCTTCCTAACTGACCCTCAAAAGCCGGGTGCAACGCTGAGAAGCAATGCGGTGAACCACCACCATGAGAGCTAGCTAAGAGGTTGTCCACACCGCAAGCAAACGTTCTTGATGTTTCGTATGTGTTTATGCCTAGCCATTAGATGTCATATCCTCTTGATCTGAATACGCGATCTTTCTCATTGGTTAACTCAACAAGGCGCTTCTTCGTTCCCGGTTTGTAATCGTCCAGCTTTTCAGCTAAACGAAGTACTTTAGGCCGCATCCAAACATATAACTTGACGGGTAGGATAAGCTTCTTACCCAACTTGAACTCCGATCAATTTAAGCACCACCGCCAATACATATACTGCGGCAGCCACCAGCCGGATCAACGATCCCACTTCCCCACTGGCTTTCTTCTCGATTAAATACCCAATCAGGTAGGCAGCCAGACAAATGCTTAAGATATTCGATACTAAAATCATCTAATTTCTCCCGATTAAATTACTAAACTTGAACGGCTGTTTCTCTGGCTCCTCATGATAGCCATTCTTAACTAGTAGTCCTTCTAAAAGTCCTGAGATATAGGCAATGTCTATTTGGTCAAAGGTATCTTTCTCCTTAGCCTGTACGCGAATGTACTCGTAAAGCTTTTTAGCTAGGACGTAATTCTCATCGTTCATAGTGCTTATACTCTATCAGTTATTGTCTTTTATCCCCAGCCCCTCACGGATACGCCGGATTTGCGCGTTACCCCCTTCAATCTCGCGCACAAGTCCAAAGTCGTAGCCTCCGCCAATTGGTTGTGGCAGGACATCAGGTATCTTGCGTTCTTCCCCTACTGCCTTGGCTAAGGCTCGGCGGATAGCGAGTTTAGCAATTGGTAAGCCAAAATGGCCACTAAACGCATCTTCTCCCAATTCCCCCTCGTTTATGCGACCGTAGCTTAAAAGTATTTGCTCTAATTCTTTATCAAAACTCATTCTCCCCCTCCGTTTCGGGCTTGGCGGGTGGAAAGCATGACGGAGGTTTGTCCGTAAAATAACTATCGCTATTTTCCAGGAGGAATCCGCAACGTTTACAGTAGGTCCGTTTGAAGAACCAGCCTTTCGTAACGAATTTATGCGGGTACATGCTCACTTCCCCACCTCCCCATCCAGCAGGGCGCGATATGGCCGGAGCGCAGCGTCCAAATCTGTTTCGGGCATCCATCGAACGCTACGGTTAACATCACCATAGGTGCCATGCTGCCGCAGTCCTTCCGCGAAATCCACCACCAAGCGGGCAGCGGCGCGGGAGATAGCAATATAATCATCATTGTTAAGCGGCTGGCTAAGTTTTCCAGCAAGCGCCTGTTTCATTGGGTCGGTTGGCTTCATTTCAATATCCCTTGTTTATAGAGCTCGATGGCGAGCTTGGCTGCCGCGTCCTCGGGGGTACCTTCGGAGTATCGATAAGGAGAACCGACTGTAGCAAAAAACTGGTTGCCCCAAGTATTGAGGCCGATAATCGCTCCCTTTGGTAACTTACGCAGAAGATATCCGAGGTCGTAGGCGGGTCCAGCTTTGCCAGACATATCATGTCTCACTAGCTCCCATTCGGCTAAGTCGGGGGTGTGAATCCTCGTAAAACCAATACTTTTCGGTATCCACCCGCTTAGCTCATACAACTCTGCACACAATTCTCTCGATGCTACATTCACTTCTCCTCACCTCTGGTTGCTGTGGGTGGGGTAAGAGCGGCAGTTACGGCGGCAATATCCGCGTCAGTTAACTTGCGATCAGGAGCACGCACTACCATGTCAAGGCTTACATATCGAGCCTCATAGGGCAGCTTCTTCTCGTCCTGCTTGTCCATCAGCCACGCGAGTCGTTTCCTAAAAGTTTCTTCTCCCCGCCTCTCCGCTTCTACGGTGGCTTGGGCGATATAAGCAGTAAGTGCTAGAGCTACTTTGTACCGGCTTCGTTCATCGTCGATAATCTTGAGCACTGCGTCTGTTACAGGAGTATGCTCCTCGCTCCCACCCGTAGTGCTGGTTGTATGCTTGGTCATTGCGGGTGTGCCTCCGAGAAAGCTTTGATTTCGCGTACCTCATCATTGGTAAAACATTGAACCGTGTACTCGCTAGGGTCAAACGGCTCATCTGAGATATCGTTAAACGCTTTGATAGCCTTGGCCTCACTGTCGTGAAAGCCGGCCAGTATCTCGCTTTCGCCCTTGTATGTTATCGCGTATTTCATTGGTTGGTGTCCTTCCACTTAGTTGCTATCAGATGCTCAACAAATTGTTCGATGTCGAGCGTGTAGAACGTGAGAGCTACGAATCCAAGACATAATCGGGCGCTGTAGTCAGCAACTGCAAAATGTGGTTTGGCCCATTTGCCTACAGCCAGGGTAAGCGATACGCCTTTCATCGAGTGTAGTTTCATCATTCCCCCTTTCCGGCGTCTGGGTTCGCCCATTGCCGCTTATCTTCTGGTACAAGCCAGATTCCGCATCTTACGCAGTTGTATTTATTCCCCCATGCCTCGAAATGCCCCATGCGCCTGCAAAGATACCGTGCGTAGAAACCGGGGAATATCGGCTTAAAAGCTTGCTTCCTAGTCATTGTCTTTGTCTCCGGCGTCTATGGTGGGGAGAGCGGCAAGAGTATTCGCCACAACCTCATCCATATCGGCGTTAACAGCTTCTCGTATTCCATATGGATCACGTTGGTCTAGTGGATATCGTGCCTTCAGCGCTTCTCCTGTCCGCCGTATCGCTTCCCTCACCGCCTCATCCTTCATTGAAGCCAGAAACGGCGCAATCACTCGCTCCATCTCCCGTATTATGCCGACACGGATAATCACGTTGCGGTCTTTGCCTGGTGCTCCGGGATTATCGAGTACAGCTCCACCACGCGCAACCATTTCTATTAGGTCGCGTATTAGCGGGTCTAAGGCCGGACTGTCGGTTTGTATTTCCGGCTGCTTACTTATGGGGTCGGTGGCGCTAGGCTGCTCGACATTCGCCGGGTCGCAGTCGTCACCTTTGAAATGGGTAACACCTAGCTCTATATGTTTGCCCCATTCTTCTGGTTCTGGTTGTAGTGGGTGCAATGCTTGAGGACGGCCGCAGAGATTGCATTTATTGCCAGAGCCTGATTGAAACGGATGCCAGATATTGATATTTGGCTCGCATCCGGGTGTTCCACAGGATAATAGTAGCCCACCGCCAGGTATACTTTTACTAGATGGTGGCTTACCGCAATTCCCACAAACAAATTGAAAGCCGGTGGCGCTCGGCTGAGGAGTGCTATGAAGCTCCTTGCCGCGACCACATACCGCACATTCATTGCCGAAGCCGGAAGCAAACGGGTGCGAGGTAATCTTGCTAGTGTCTGGCTCCTGGTGGGCGTCAGCGTGGTTTTTGCAGGGATTACCTGGATCGTTTATGACGTTCCCGCAGCTTGAACAGGCATCCTTACTTAGCGGCGGCGGGGGCGAATCGACAGTCGACATACCCTTTCGTACAGCCTCCTCATAATCACGAGTGACTTCGGGTGCAGGGTCGGGCAGTTTATGCTTCTTGGGCTCCTGGTGGGGAGTGGGGGCATTATGGCCGGCTGGTTGTTTGCCGCTGCAACAGAAAAGCAGTGTGCACGGCTCTCCCGCCTGGGGAGTGGGGATACCGAAGTCGCCAATTAAGCCAGCGGGCACTTTGCCTGTACCGCCGCAAGTGGGGCAATCCTTGTACCACATCTCTGGCGCGGCATCTGGGTAATCGTGGCCGTCATTCTTGAGCACACGACCTTGGCCGTCACACGTCGGACACGGTATTGTCTCTTCCCCTTGTGCTGGGGTGGTGGGATTATTTGGCATCGGGAGCCTCTGCACTTCGAGCCTTATTACGTTCGAGCATGCCTCTCACCCGCTTGTGCAAAGACCTGTAGTAGAACCACCTGCGGACACCGAACCATTCGTGCACAGCCCATTGCCACAAATACCAACGAATCATTCGGTCCCATGTTTTACGGTCGTAGTGGGCCAACCAGTGATTGGGATAGCCCAGCCAAATTTCAAATGCATCATTATTGAAGGCTATGACGTATTGATCGTCATCCGTTGCTCCTGGAGACATCGGTATCCATAAACTTTCCTGATCTAGGGGCACTTTTCCTTGTCCATACATACCGCGCCATTGACCCCAAACGTGGTTATATAAATAGTTTGAAATCTTGCTCATCTACTTCGTTTCCTCATTAACATTATCTGGTAAAGCATCGGCAGCTTTTGCAAGTTTGGGCCGACGCTTCGTTGTCGACATTACCTCCACTAAATCAGGGAAATATCGAATGTTATCGCCCTCTCCCTCAGTTTGGCAATTATCGTAATCGAGCTTGTATTGCACACCGTTAAAGATGCATCCGCCGTAGTGACGAGCTACTGATAGCTGACTGTTTGCCCAAGTGTGGTATGGTATACGCTTTGGCTCTCTCATACCCCCGTCTCCTTTGATTCGGCTAGAGTGGCAGTCTCGCGGGCAATAAAGCGGTAAATGGTGTCCGCTAGCTCCTTCACGCCCTCAGCGTGTCCAACGGCTCGCCAGTATTCATCGCCGGTCTTGCCGCCTGTTCCGGCTATCATTGATTCGTCTGGGATGTATAAGCTTAGTTTGTTGAGTAGGTTTCGCTCTCTGGTGGTTAATAGGGCCTGGATTAAGGATGCGGCGCTGAGAGTGGTGTTCATCTGAATAATCACAGCAATACGTTCTAATTCCGTTAGCTCTTCGTTGCTTCCTGGCTGAGAGGGAGAGCCTTTTACGGCAGAGCAGCTAGCACAATGAGTCAGATGCTCATAGTTGACGTTCTTGCAGAGGCTGCATGTCCAGGTCTTAGGGGCATCGCTAGCTTCTGCACTCCGAGGCTGAGAGTCGGCGAAATCTCCTCCAATGCTCATGTCTGGTAATTCTGGGTCAAGCATTGGTTTCTCCCAGCTCTGCCAGGATTTGATGGCGAAGGGCATTCTTAGCCAGTGTCTCCGGGTCATCAATCTTGTGTACCTTGCCGCCTTCCCAGATTTTCTGCCAACTAGCGTCCTCCTCCTGCATAGCTGGTAAGCCTTTGATGACGGCTAGGATGGTGCGCTTGGATTCGACAACATCATCCGGATGGGCGTCATATACTGCATCAGAGTTAGTGGTTTCTCTTGGCATACCGAATAACGCCAGGGACCAAATATCGCGTAATGCTTCATCTAGTTGCTCGTGTGGTGTCTGCTTGGGGGTCATAGGTCTTCATACTCCACTCCGCCGATCCGCCGCGTTGCTTTACCGTCAGTCTTGATTTGAACATTTTCTGAAGTAACAATTTTAAATGCGAGCTTAAGCCTATTAAGAAGACTGAAATTGTCATGCTCGAAGTACCATATTTGTTTCCCCTCGTGCTCGAAATCTAGTTTAAATTTTCTACCCATTATTTGCTTATTCTCCCTTTGTTAGTTGATGGGGTGGCATCGAGGGTTTCTTCGTTGTTAGTGCCGGTAATGTGGTCGATTCTCACTCTTGCTCATACCTGGTTCCCCTCCACCACCAACCAGATGATGCCCACTGCAATCATGATAAAAATGGCAACAGTGTAGAAAAGCACCAGACCATGATATATTTTGCTAATCACGACTTCCCCTCTCATCAATGTGGTCGATCGTTATATCTCTTAATTCGGGATGGGCTTTCTCGAGCGCTTTTCTTGTAAGGTAAGAACGATCTCGCTCCATGGGGGCGGCAATACCGTCCAACTTTTTCTTCCAGCCCCTGGGGACTCTTACATGCATGTCTTCGGTTTTAACACGAGGCAGTTTGTTTACCACGACCTCGACCCCGACCCCGACCCCGACCACGACCTCGA